TACTCTTGGAATAAAGTTTGCGTAATTTCCTGCATTTACAGGTAATTGATATCCTGCGTGTGCAAATGGAACTGCTTGAACTGGAATTTTACTAGAATCCAAAAGAGGATTTCTATCAGAACTTACCAATCTAATATATTTTGAATAATTAACCCAATCACCAGTTTCAGTTATCTTTCCGGTTGTTGAATTGATTGTTCTTTTTCTATCACCAATTACTCTATTAATATAGTTTGGAGAATTAGGGTCTAAGTTTACATTTGAATAAGTTTCTAAAATATTCTTTTTCTTATCAGTATCGTTAAAATCTCTAACTACAACCGTAAATGTACCATAATCGGTTCCGTTTGATGTACCAGCTGCTTTTACATTTGTAATACCAATTTTAATTTTAGTATTACCTACATTTCCTGCAGTGATTGTTTCGAATTGGAATAATGGGTATCTTGTATTATTAATTAATTGAGACTGAATGTATGGAGTTTTTGCTTCCTGTGCTTCGTTTGTGAAATCTTGGTCACCCAAAACTACTACACTTGCAGTTGTATTTGCAAAAGAACCTGTAAATGAACCTGTTCCAACACCATCTAATCCAGATAATGAATAAGTGCTTGTATTAGATATAAATCCGTTTTCCTTAAAGAATGCGTATGAATAAGCTTTTGTTGAACCATAAGGAGAAGTACCAAATACTGCTTCAATATTATTTGCATCCACCAATTCGATTGATGAACTATATCCTGCTGATACTCCACTTCCACTTAATATAATAGAAAAATCACCACTACCATCTAAATCAGATAAAGATGATGATGGGAAACCAAGTGCACTTCCTGTTGTATTAAATAAGATACCCAATGCACCTGTGAATGAACCAGTTGCTGCTAATAACAATAAAGGAGCTTTTTCAGTATATCCCGCAGTTCCAGCTACTCTACAAATAGTTGCAGTTCCTGCTTCTCTTAAGTATTTTTGTACTGCTAACGGAGTATAATATGTGTCATCAACTATTCCAAATAATTGTTCAAATTCAGTTTGTGAATTTACGATTGTTGGAACTAATGGGCCTTCCTTGAAAGGGCCAATGAATGCTGCTCCGATGTCAGCTACACCTTGTTGTAAGAATGAAAGGTCGTTTTCTTTTGTAAATACGCCTGGTGATACTATCTTTTCTGCCATTTTATATGCTTTAATTTAATTTATTAATTCTCAATATAAATATAAAAATTTCAACCAAAACAATAAATATTATTTATAGTTCGGAGAAAAATAACTATATGTTCTGCTTATTGCAGTTGAATCTTGTAATACACTATAAAACAATACAGGTCCAACTTGTCCATTCCAAAAAGATGTTCTACCACTATTTGAACCAATTGTTATATAATCGGTTGAAGATGGTGCTGTAAATGCTGCAGAACTAAATGTTCCAACTGATGAACCATCGACATAAACTGTACAAGTTCCACTAGGTTGAAATGCTACTGAAATCATATACCAAACATTTGATGATAATGAAGTCGTTAATTGTGTACTATTTCCTAATGTACTACCATAAAATTTTACTCTATTCAAAGTAGAACTATCAGTTGATTCAATTGCTAAACCATAAAAACCCGCATAGTCAAATATAAATCTAGAAGTAGTTCCCAATGTTGTTGTAGGTCTTACCCACATATGAATAGTACCGGTATTAGTGTTGAATTGTGGATATCCACCATTTATATTTGATGTAATATCTTTATAAAATAAGTTAGAAGTACCATTGAATGAATAATATCTTTCCTTTCTACTTGCACCATTGTTATATGACGGGTTACCATTTGCTAATCCTAATGGTAATTGTAGACCTGGTCTAAATCCTGTGTTATACCCACTCATATCCAATATATCAACAACAGGTGTACCCGTTGCTGGTAATGTTCCTGCTGCAAACGAAGATGTTTTAGCTGGTTCAATATACATTTTTAATCCAGTACCTGGTATAGATGATTGCGTTGTTGTTCCTTTATTGTGTGAAATTAAACCATTTGAAATATAAACATCGGCATTTTCCACATTTACAGTTACGATTTCAACATCTGCAGTTACTAATTGAATATTAAATACAACCACTTCCGTTTCATCTTGCATTACTAATTTGTCTCCTGGAAGAATGTCACCAACATTTTTGAATCTATATTTTTTGATATCGTTACACCAAACATATAATGGGTGAGTTTCAGTTGCTTTTATTAAACCATTGTTGATTGAAAAATATCCTTCTGCGAAGTTAAAAGTTAAATCCGAAACGGTTACATTTTGTGCAGTTCCAGATATTTCATCTTTTTGATAAAATCTCCATTCTAATTCACCATTATCTGCACCATCCAATGTTTCATCTGGTAAGTCCGTTGGAACCCATGCTTTTATTTCATCACCAATACTCAAATCTTCAACATTTACTTCCGAACCATTTGCTAATTGTATTTTTGTACCAAATAATAAACAAAAGTCAGGTTGGTTAATTGTATTATAAACATCTACTGCGTATAAAGTTTTTGTAGCTGCGGTATTATAGTTTGTTGCTGCTGTGTTATATCCATCTACATATGTCATAGATAATATAGATTGTGCTTCGGCATAGTTTGATGTAGCAATTGATGCCGGTGTGATTGGAAACGATGGAGATGCTCCTAATGTTGGAGAACCTACCGAAAAGTTTGCGTTATCAAATGTTACCGAATAGTTTGCTGCTACACTTCCAACTCTAGTTCCATGTAAAGAACCTGCTGAACCAAATGAAAACGTTGCCGTTTCTTCGGTACTTTCTACTATATAAGTAAATGTTGGTAAATTTATAGTTACAGAATCAATTGCAAAAGAACTAAATGCTGCGGTTGTTCCAGCTGCTGCGTTCATTGCATTCATAGATACGGCTTGACTTGTTCTTACAGTACCTTGTGTTGCTCTATATAAATTACCTAATGATAAATTTGTTTTTGCCATCGTTTAAGTATTATTCTCCGTTATAAATATCTAAAAGTTTTTCTTTCCACACATCCTTATTAGAGAAGTGTTCTATCATCCAATTTTTAAGTTTTTCAAATTCATTTTTCTTCGTTTCCCAATCATCTTTACAAATTGTCTCGTAGGTTTCCTTAAATGTTTCCTTATTATTCGCTTTGTATTTATAATCAAGTGGAACGTACCATTTTTCATGTAGTATTGGAAGTTTACCCCAATCAACTGCTTCAAATATTCCATATCCGAAGGGTTCATATTCAAAGCAAGAGTGAGATATTCCCCAATCAAGTCCGTAGAACCTTTCTTTATATTTGTAATCAAACTTGTAAATTTTTGTTTTTTCAAATTTGTATCCATATTTCTTTTTATAATATTTGTTGAATGTTTCTGAATTTGTAGAAATGAATCCACCCAAACCATCCATATATTCAACATTCTTTCTACCTTCAACTCTTGCCGCGTATCCTAATTCTATTGAGTTTGAAAGTTCTTTGTTTTGTGTAAATTCATAATTATTTGGAATGTGATGTAAGTTTTCCGTTTCATATGGAAAATGATACAATCCTACCCAAACTTTATTTTTAATTTTATTTATTAATTCATTTTCATATTCCCAATTTCCATACCAATGTAGATATTCATCTTTACTTTGTTGTGCCATTAAAGACACTTTGGTTAAATTATGGAATACAATCGAATCAATCTTTTCCAGGTTTTGATGAATAGCTCTGGTTGGAGTATAATGACCATGTAATATATGTATACGTCTTGCACCTTCTAATATTTCAATAATTTTATCTTCGGATGTTTCCCAAATATGGTCGATATCAATTGGAAATTCTTTGTAATTTGTAGGTTTGTGTCTATGGAAAAGCAGGAGTGGCTTGACTTCTAAATGAGGTGCCACTTCTTTTATCCAATTGGTTACCCATATATCAGCACCGCTATTGAACCAGGGTCCTCCTGCGGTAGTGTAATAAACATCATACATTAATTATAAACCTTTTGGTTCTTTTAACTTTTCGATTTCTAAAGTTAAAGAATGAATTTGTGTTTGTTGTTCTTTGATTGCCTCTACCATTAAACCCATCATTTTTGAATAGTCTAATGCTAAGAAACCATCGTCTCTTGTTTTAACTACTTCTGGTAAAACTTCTTGTACTTCTTGTGCTATCAAACCTGTTTTAGGAGTTGATTTTG